TTACATCGGAACCCTGACGGTTACCTTGCGCGGTCTTTGATTGCCATCGCCTTGGACGAGCACCGTCACGACACAGGTCTGGCCATCGGAGGAGGGCTGAGCGGAAAGAAGCTGGCCGCCGGTTTCCCGCACCACGCGAGACGCCGCCGAGCCGCAATCGCCTGCGACAAGGACGAGATAATCACGCGCAGCGACCTTTTCCGGCAAAAAGCCGGCGAAACCGGCAAGGCCGGCGGTCAGTATCGCGATGATTGGCAGTCGCGCCATGGTTACAATTTCCACTCACAAGACAAACAGGATTCATGTCCAAAGCATGTGATGGATTATGTAGCCAAAGGCGGCTGAATGGCAAATGAATGGTCCGTAATGCTTTCCTTCATCGGGCTATTTTCCCCTGATTCCGGTCTGGGCCGCAATACGACCGTAGATCGCGAAAAACCCGCCGGCAGCCCCGGCCAGCGTCACCGCAAGCTCTGAGAGGTCTGCCTGGACATCTGCTCCGAGCTGAATACCCGTGACCTGCAGAAGCGAGGCGGCGACCGCAATCAACCCGCCCCAGACCGTTTTCGACTGATACCACACCTTCATGCCATCCATGCTTCATCTCCTTGTTTCAACCTAGAATACAACGACCGCCTCGGCCGGGACGCCGAGCGGGACTGCCCGGCCCATCTGCCGGAGCCGCAACGAAAGGCTCGATTGGATACCGCCGAAGTCGGCAATCTCGTCGGCCGCCGGATAGGTGAAGGCGGGTTCCGTCACCTCGACCATGCGCCTGACGGTGGCGCCGTGCAGCACCTCGAGCCGGTAGCGCTCCTCCGGCTCGTCCAGAGGAATTTCTGTCCCGTCCCAATTGTCCGCCTCGACCCGGCCACGCCTGACCCAGGTCAGCCGGGCATCGCCGCCGACCTGCCGCTCACCGCGGATATGGACCGGCGAAAGCGGCGCCTCGGCGCGCATGCCTCCCGCAAATCCATGCGGGCCGGAACGTCCTCCCGCCTGCCCCAGACTTTCCGCCAGCCAGTTCATGGCCAGGCCACGCTCCTCCGCCGACAGTCCCAGCGGCACAACGGCCTCGTCGAGCACGACGACGGCCGCACCCGCCGCGGCGCCCGCCAACATGGCATCCTCGGTCCCCGCCAGGCCGCGCAACAGGTTCGACAGCGCCCAACGATTCGGGCTGGTCTCTTCGGCTTCGGCAAAGCCGAGCACTTCCCAGACGCCGTTCTGCGCTTTCACGGCAATACGGTTTTCGCCATTCAGCACCGCCTGCTCATCCGCCGACGAAAGGCCGCCGAAAAACAGTTCGATCTCCATGGTCGGACCACGGTCGAAGCGCCCGGTCACGCCGCCCGAGAGCGGCGCCGCCAGAATGCCGACCCTTGCCGGCCGGTCGAGCACCGAGCGCGTGCGATACCCTTCCGTCGTCACGGAGGAGGATAACGCCATCCGCCGCCACGGCCGGCAGAAGCCCGCAACGCGGGCGAAGCTCGCTGCCTCGCCGGAGGTAAACCGCGGCAGATCGAGGAAGTGCAGTACAGGTGCAAAGGCATCGGAGACGGCGCTACCGCCATTCCTGTGCCCCTCGCCGAGAGCATAATTCAGCGGCGCGAGCGGCGCATGGTGCCGCGCCTCGATCCGCCGCGCTGAGCCCTCTTCGATCCTTTCGACGATGAACGTCCCCTCCGGGCCAGCGGCATCCGGCAGAGCCAGCCGCACCGCATCGCCGGGCTCGACGGCAATATCCGCCGGCGAAAGCGCAAAACTCAACGACCGCCTCGCGACCCTGTGCGTGCGCAGCAGCGTCTCGACCGCACCGAGCGACGTTTCCTCCGGCAGCACGGCCGGCAGGTCGTAGCTCAGGATGCGCTGGCTTTCCGCCCGCGCCCGCCGCGATCGCACGCCCGCCTGTTCGTAGTCCAGGCTGGGATTGTAGGAGGTCAGCACCGCCTCCGCTGCAAAATCGCTGTCATGCCCGCGGTTTTCCGACCACAGCGGCTCATCCTCGATATCGGCAATGACGTCGATCTCCTTGGCCGCCAAGCTCGCCGTCAGCCGCGACCGGAAGCGGAGCCTGCCGCCGTCTTCGGCAACATCCACCTGAAATACCTCGAGCAACGGCTCCAGAAGCGCCCTCGCGGAGGTCACCTCGCCCTGCACGTATCCGGTCAGGTCGCCGCTCACTTCCGAAACGTCGAAATCTTCAAAACCATGTTCGGTCAGGATCGCGGCGATTGCATCGGCAAGCGTAGTTCCTCCCAGCCGGCCATTGAGCCAATGGCCCGTGCGCCAGTTGCCGCCATCACTCCAGGCCGAAAGATCGCCGGGAAAGGCCGGAACAGGCCGGGCATCCCATGTCCAGACAAAGACGTGGCCTGGATCGATCATGCCGGTCGGTGGCGCGTCACCCTGCCACCAGCCATGATGCGCTTCCAGAAACCGACGCTGTATGCTGTCCGACCGCCCGCCGCTGGAAAAATGCGGCAGCGCGCTTTCGGCCGATTTCGGGTCGGTAAAGACGTTCGGCTGATTGGCGCCCTTGTCGACTGCCGGGCACCCGAGTTCGGTAAACCAGATCGGCTTCATGCCGGGCACCCAAGCCGTGGGCGTTGTATTCTCTGCGCCGCCCACACGGTCATGATGCCGGTTGGACCACCAGCCCAAGAGATCCTTGTAACGATAGACCCACGGCTTGCCCGCCAGCCCGTCTTCTATCGGCAACCGCACCCGGTTCCGCCGGTCCTGATCGCTCGCATAATACCAGTCGAAACCCTCGCCGGCGGCGATCTGAGCAGCCATCGCTTGGGCATCATCCGCAAGCCGAAACCCATCCGGATTGTCCGCGACAAGATCTTCGTCGCGCCAATCGCCGAGCGGCATGTAGTTGTCGATGCCGACCGCATCGATATCCGCCGAAGCCCAGAGCGGATCGAGATGGAAATGCACCTCGCCCGAACCGTCCTGCGAATGATATCCGAAATATTCGCTCCAGTCGGCGCCGTAGGTGAGCTTCGTCCCCGGCCCGACGATCGCCCGCACGTTCGCCGCAAGCCCAACCAGTTCCTGCACAAAAGGAAAGGTCCCCGTCTCGTCGCGCAATTGCGTCAGCCCGCGCAGCTCCGAGCCGAGGATGAAACCATCGACCCCGCCCGTGGCTGCCGCCAGGCCGGCATAATGCAGCACCATGCGCCGGTATCCCTCGGAACCCGCGCTGAAAGCCTGCACCTGCGCCCGCGCTTCCGCAGTCCTATCCGCCGATAATGGGAAACAGGTGATCCGCCCGCGCCAGGGAAAGGCCGCCTGCTCCACCCCGCCATAGGGATCCGGCCGGCCATTGCCGGGCGGGATATCCATCATCACGAACGGATAGAGATAGACCTTCAGCCGACGCGCCTTGAGGTCGGCAATCGCCTGCGCCACGCTCGCATCGCTCGGCGTGCCGCCGAAAGCTGGCCCGCTGAGCTGGCTCACCAGATGCGCGCCGCCGCGCGACATCCCGGCCACGGACCATTCCGCGCGCTCCTCCCACCGCTCGGGCACCTCGACGCCCGGCACGATCCGGCAATGTCCTGCCCTGAGGTCCGTCCCGAACCAGGAGACCACCAGCGCCACCCGCTCGAGGTTCGGGCAGAGCACCTGCAGCTCGTCGAGCGAGGCCTGCCAGTCGGTTCCGGACGCCAGCGTGTGGCGATTGAGAATGCGCGCGCTGCCCTCGCCGGTCTTCTCCGTCACCGGCACCGTCGCATAACCATGTTCGGTCGCGCCCGGCGTGATTGTCACGGCGCGTATCTGGCGTTCGAGCCTACCGACCGGCCGCAGCACCTCGAACTGCAGGAGCGGGATGCGATTGCCGAAACTGTCAAGCGGCAGCCGTTCGAACACGACATAGGCCAGACCGCGATAGGCCGGCGCGTTGCCCTCGCCCTGCTTCGCCTCGATCAGCGGATCGGGCAATTGCTCCCCGTCGCCACGATAGACCCGCATCTCGATCGCCGTCAGATCGAGCTCACGTCCATCGGCCCAGACCCGCCGCACGCCGGCGATCGGCCCCTCGCAGAGCCCGACCGCCAGGTTTGCGAAATAGCGGAACGTCTCCACCCGCGGTCCGCTGGTCGCCTTGCCGCCGGAGCGCTCGCGCGTCACCTCCTCCTCGAAACGCGTCGCCCAGATCAGCGTGCCGCCGATCCGCGCCGTCCCATAGATGCGGTTGATCGCCGTACCCTCGTCAGCACCCGGAATGCGTGCAGTCGCAAGACGAGGCCCGGAGATGGTCGTGCCGCTGCCGCCGATCAGCGCCCGATCGACCATGCTGCCGGCCAGCGCCCCCGCCGCCCGACCGATGATCGCACCGACCGGACCGAACACACTGCCGAGCGCCGCACCCGCCGCCTGGAAAAGGATAGTGGCCATGGTACAACCTCATACACTTCAGTCACGCGAAATAGCTACTTTTCGCTCTCTATGATTGCATGTTAGATTAAAGTCGGTTGAGGATTAAAAGCAGAATACGCCGCACCAGCAGGCGTGTCGGCGAAGATAGGCTCCGCCGACGTGGGCAGATGCCTTAGTTCTCAATCACGGAGGGGATGTTATGGGGCCACGGCCTTTTAGCGTCACGCTGATGGTGAAGAAAACCCGGACAGGCTGGTCAATAGCTGTCCGGGTCATATTCGCTAGATAGTAAAACGATGGGCGAGGTTACCGCCTCGCTCATCACTCCACCAATATAAACCATGCCGTCAAAAATGCAACCAGCTACGCGGGAATGCAATTTTTAGTTGTTTTTTCTACTTGGAAGAGTGAAGGGTTGTGAATGATATGTGGGTTGGAAACCGGTACACGCCCGCAACCCGTCGCCGCCACGATGGCACCAGCGCCGAACGCGTCACCGCCGATTGCTCATAGGCATGGATGAAATGCTGCGGCCCGGCCAGCACCCCGGCGTGTTTCGCCGCACAATCCGGCCGCCAGCGGAACAGCAGGACGTCGCCAGGCTCTGCCTCACTCATCTGCATTGCCGGCCCGAACAGCCGCAAGGCCGCGTCCGTTAGCCGGTCTTCACCGCTCCGCTCCGCCCAATCGGGCGCATAGGCGGGTACTGTCTCCGGCTCCTCGCCGTCAAGCTCGCGCCAGATGCCGCGGATGAGCCCGATGCAATCGCAGCCGACGCCCTTCGTTGCGCCCTGATGCCGGTAGGGTGTGCCGATCCATCCCTCGGCCAGCGCCACGACGCGCTCGCTTTGCCCGCTCATTGGAAGATCGGGCCCCCGTCGTGGACCCGCTCCCCGTCGGCATAGGAATAGGCGAAATCGGCGCCCGGGACATGTGGGAAGCCGCGAAAATTCAGATGGTTGGCAAAGCGCCTCTTGCAAGTCGCAAAGGACTTGTCGCAACCGGCGGTGACCGTGAACGTATGGCCCGTCGCAACCGGCTGCTCCAGCGGCAACCAGAAAGTCAGCTCCACCGAACCGTCCGCGCTCTTTTCATGCGCGTCGACATCGACCGCCACGCCGCCCGCAAACGTCAGCACGCCCTGCCGAAAGAAATCGCTCGCGAAACTGCCGAGGCCCGAGACGACAATCCGGCTGGCATCCTTTACCGCGATTACCGCCCCTTCGCCGCGCCACAGATCAAGGTCCACACCACAACGGGCATCCCCAAGACTTGCGTCACAGCGCCGGTTATAGACGCGTCCTTGCGGCTGGCTCAGCCGATGCGCCAGACTGCGCAGCTCTGCGCGAAACTGCCCGCCGGCGCGGGAAACCTCGCCGATCTCCCGCACGTTCAAGAGCACATGCTGGTCCGGCGCCGCCCAGTTGACGAGAAACAGCCCCACCCGCGCACCGTCATACCTGCCGGTCGCAAGATCCTGCTCGCGGATCGCCGCATTCGAAAATCCGCCGGCCACCTCGTCGGCACCCGCCGAAAGCCCCGTTGCCGCTTCTGCCTCGCTTGCCGAAAAGCCACTCGCCGCCAGGAAGGTCGTGCCGTCAAATGTGAGGTCGTGGTCGTGCTCGGTAAATCCCAGCACCGCCCCGTCACGCCGCGTCACCCGCCATGCATGGCAGGTGGTCGTCGTCTCCTGCGCCAGATGCTCAGCCAGATCAGCCGGTACCGTTCTCATGCCAAAACCTCCGTCAGCGGAATGGTTGGAATATGCCCGGCATCGAAATGTGCGAGGTTGACGTCGATCCGGTCCGTGTCGAACCGCACCGGCACGTCGAATTCGTAACCCGCCCGCACCACCGTCCCGGCCGGCGGAACATGCGCGGCGGCAAAGGTGACGATCCCCGTCGCCGCATCGACGGACCAGGTCTCCGCCGGTTCTGAACTGCCGTCCACCGACACCACGACCGAGCCTGTGGCCGGCTTGGCGATCCGCCTCGTCCAGCTCCCCGCGCCATCCGCATAGGTCTTGGCGAGCTGGAATGCCGCGGTCTCCCCGTCGCCCGTGCCGATCGCCTGATCGGTCGCCGATACCGTCTCGCCCGGCGCGCAGGATTTCCAGTCGATCGGATCGCGGAACCGAAAGCCGTAAAGCTGCCCGCCCCGCGCCTCGAAAAATTCCAGCACCGCATAAAGATCGGTGAGCGACTTCACCCCCGAGCCGGCATCATAGCTGCGCCTTGAATCCCTCCAGCGCTGGTTACGCTGCTCGCGCCCGTTGGAAAGATTGACGATATCGGTGCGCCGCACCGGCCCGCCGGTTGCCCCGAGCGCCAGGCGCAACGGAAACCGAACCTCGTGAAAACCGCTCATCTCATCCTCGCAACATCGTCACAGGCCGCGCCGTCCGCGCGAAACACTGCGCGCCAGCATGGCGGAAATCTGCCCTTCGCTTTTCCGAAAGCTCGCGGCGTCGCTCGCCGTCACGTTGAAGACGATCTGCGGCGTGGGCCCGCCTGCCGCCGCAACGCCGAGCGCGCCGTCCGGCCCGCGCCTGAGCGGCAGGATCGCTTCCGCCCCCGCCTCGCCCATCAGGCCCATATCGCCGCCCATCGGAAAGAAGCTCGGGGAGCGCACGACACCACCGTCGGCAAACGGCGTCACCGACCCGACAAGCCCGCCGATCGCATTGCCCAGCATATTTTCGAGCGGTTTGAGGCCAGCGGCCAGCGCGATGTCCGAAAGCCGGTTGCCGAGCCCCTTGAGTACGTCCTCAAGCCCGCGCCCGCCTGTCGTCGCGGACCTGAGCGCCCCGGTCAGCGCCGCGCCGAAGCGCTGCGAACGCACTTCGAGGTCCGCCATCACCCCGGTCAGCGCCTCCGCGCCGGACAGGGTGCCGGCCAAACTATTGTCGTCTTCCATGGTGAACTCCCGTTTCGTCGCCGCGGCCCTGACTCACCCATCCGGGAACGCCCGCATCAGCGCTTCCAACCCGGGCTTCTCCATACCTGCGCCACGTCCCCTCAGTCCGCCGGCCATGGCAGAAAACTCGACCGGCGTCAGCGCCCAGAAATCCCTCGGCGGAAGCCGCAGCAGGCAGAGGCCGGCATGCATCACCGCATCCCAGGGAAACGGTCGCCTCGCCTCTTCGATCGCAGCTGCGGCAGAGGAGCCACTCGAAGCTCCTCCTGCGACTGCTCCGATTCCCGCTGCGGCATTTAAGGGTTTGCCGCGGCCTCCTTGCCCGGCGCCCCAAACGTCGCCGCCAGCAGATCGCCGACAATCCGCGCATAACCTAAAATTCCGCCCTCGATACTCATCGCCGCCACCTCGTCGTCGGAGAGCAGATTGCCGCCTCCCCTCAGGCCGGCACCGATCAGCCGGATCATGTCCGCCGCCTTCAGCCGCCCGGAAGAAAACCGGTCCGCCAGCCCGTTGAGGTCGCTGACGGAAAACGCGGTTTCCAGTTCCGCCAATGCGCCGAGCGTCAGGCAGAGAATGCGGCAGTCGCCGTCGATCACCGCCTCCACCTCGCCGCGCCTGCGGTTTGCGTGTCCGCCCGCCATCACAGCACTCCGAAGGTCAGGCTGCCGGCTGATTCCAACGCCAGTTCAAAGCGGATCTCGCCGTTGTGCTCGCCGGAATATTCGAGCGCCGTCACCTGGAACGGTCCGGTCAACGTGCCGAAGGCCGGGATCAGGATCTGCCAGGCCAGAATACTGCCGGCAAAGAATGCAGCCCGCACCAGCGCATCACTTTCCTGGTCCTTGAAAATGCCGGCGCCGGTCAGAGAAGCGCGCTGCACGCCGGCGCCACCCAGAAGCTCACGCCAGCGTCCGGCGCTTTCGGCATCGGTGATATCGACGGTCTCGGCATTGAAGGCGAGCCGCTTCGAGCGCAACCCCGCCACCGTCAGGAACGCGCCGTCATTGTCGATCTTCAAGAGCAGGTCCTTGCCCTTCTGCGCCACCATGTGGAAGTCCTTTCCGCTGTTATCCGTTTGTTGCTTCCGCACCGTAAAAAGCGGTGCTAGAGCATCGGGCGCTCAACCATCTCTTTCGCGAATGCCTCCCGCCGCCATGCCCAAAACTCTCCCGCTGCGCTCGGCGCAGACGATCGCCGTGCTCGCCGTCACCCAGATCATTTCCTGGGGCACGACCTTCGATATGCTCGGAGTCATGGGCCGCATCGTCGCGCCGGAACTCGACCTCCCGAACGAGGTCGTCTTCTTCGGCCTGTCGATCATGATGCTGGTGAGTGCGCTTGCCGGTCCCGCCACCGGCCGGCTGCTCGGCCGCCATGGCGCCGCAAAAGTCATGGCCGGCGCGTCCGTCATCTTCGCGGTCGGCCTGCTGCTGCTCGCGAGCGCCCACGAGATCCTGGTCTACGGCCTTGCCTGGGTCGTCATCGGCTTCGGCGGGGCGCTCGGTCTGTCGGCGCCGGCCTATACGGCGGTCGTCGAGCGCGAGGGGCTGGACGGCAAGCGCGTCATCGCCATCCTGATGCTGTTCACCGGGCTTTCGGCGACTATTTTCTGGCCCGCCCTGGCGCTGATGAACGATCTCGTCGGCTGGCGGATGACGTTCGTATTTTCGGCCATGCTGCAGCTCTTCATCTGCCTGCCGCTCTACCTGTTCGGCCTTCCCGAACCGATCGACCGCAACGAGCAGACCCAAGCCACGGATACGGCCCCTGTCGATTTCACGCCGCCGGAACGCCGTCGCGCCTTTTTCCTGGTGGCGGCGGCAACGGCGATCAGCTCGTTCATCAGTTTCGGCCTGTCGCCCTCGCTGCTGGCCCTGCTGCAACAGGCCGGCGCCTCGCCGGCGCTTGCGCTGCAGCTCGGCTCGGCGCGTGGCGCGATCGGCGTTTCGGCCCGCTTCGTCGACATGGCTCTCGGCAGACGCGGCAATGCGCTGCTCACTTCGCTCGTCGGCACCGGCCTGATCCTCTTCAGCTTCCTGCTTACCGCGACCGTCACGTCCTCTGCCCCTGTCCTGGTGGTCTTCATGCTGCTCTACAGCTTCGGCACCGGCGTGCTCGCGGTTGCCCGTGCACTCCTGCCGCTGTCGCTCTTCTCACCGCGCGAATTCGGTCTGCAATCGGCCCGCCTGTCGCTGCCGCAGAACCTTGCCACTGCCGCCGCCCCGGTCATATTCACCGCCATCCTCGACCGCGCCGGCGTCACCGCGGCGCTGGTGACCGGCGCCGTGCTCTCGGCAATCTCGCTGGTATTGGTACTGATGCTGGTGAGGCTGGTGCGGCGGGCGAATGCGCGGACGGCCGCTTAATTGCTGATTGACGCGACGATATCCTTGACCGCCAACAGCAAGGTCCGGTCCAGTCCCTTGGCCTGGCGGAAACCGTATCTGAGGTAAAACCCTGTTGCCTCATCGTCGAGCGCATGAACCATCACTGCCCGGAACGCCACCATTTCGGAGGTCGCAACCACCGCCAACAGGGCGTTCTTCAGCAGTTCTGCACCCAGCCCCTGCCCATGGTGCCTCCGATCCACGGCAAGCCGGGCCAGCAATGCCACCGGAATTTCGCCCGGCGCCTGATGGCTCTTGACCTGACGGAGCGCTTTTTCACGCGAAATCATGCCGGCGCAAAGCGAGTGGTAACCGACCACCCGAAAATCGGCGTCTGCGATCACGAAGGTCCTTGTGTAACCCTGTGCCTGATTGTGAAGCGCCATCTCCTTCAGGAAAACATCGAGAACCGGCTTGCCGCTATCGAAATCTCCAAGATGATGCTGTTCACTCAGCGGGGCCGGTTTGCGATACATGGTCTCAGTCGAGCCATTCCCGGTTCGACTTCAGCAGAGCCGAGAGCTTCTCATTGACCTGAGCAGGCTCGCCAAGCAGATCCTCGACGGCATCAAAGACAGTCGCGTCGACACCAATGAAGCGCTGGTCCAAAAGCTCCTTCTGGGCCGTTGCAAAAGCGGCTTCGGTCATGAATGCGGTCAACGATTTACCGGAAATCTCGGCCGCGCGGGCAATCACGTCCCGCGTGCCGGCATCAATCCGCAAATTGATCGTTTCGCTTTTCCGAAGGGCTACCATGGTTACACCATCCTAACGCACATACATTGTATATACACTCCTCTCGGAATATTCAATGACCTATTCCGTCACCGCGCGAAACCGCATCTCCGCCAGATAGAACTTCGTCTTCGGCTCCCGCCGCGTCCTTGTGCCCACCTGCAGCAGGTTCACCAGCACCGCGCCCTCCAGCGCCAGCGCCACATCGTGAAGCAGGACGTGCACCAGGCCGGCGATCTCCTGTGCCTGCCGCCGTCCCTCGCCATCCGACCAGATTTCCAGAACCAGAAGATGTTCCTCACCGGCCTCGCTGGCGGTCGAAAAATCCCGTGTCTCCAGCTCGCCGAACACCACGCAGGGCAGCTTTGCCCGCGGCAGCAGCCGATCGCGGATGCCGTCGGCACCAACGATCGCGGTCAGGGCCGCATCATTGGCAAGCGTCTGATGGATCGCCTGCAGAAGCGCGTTTCCCGCCGTCATCGGGTTTCCTCCTCGCATTGGCAGACCAGATAACGCCGCGTCTCGTCGGGATCGTGCACCAGTTTCACCAGGAAGATCCGCGCGCCCTTGCGAAACCGCTGGCCGGCTGAAATGCCGTCGCGGAACCGTACCCAGATGCGGTGGCTGATGGTGCCGGTCTCTGCGGCCGCCTGTTCGGCTACCACGAACGAAACCGGCTCGATCCGTGCCCACAGCGAGAGCGTCACCTCCCAGGCCACCGTCGCGCCGCCCTGCCCGTCCGGCACCGCCTGCGGCGCCTCGAGGTCGAGCCTTGCGGTCATCAGCCCGGGATCGAAGAACAGGACCATCAGAACCTCCGCATCCGAAAGGGTGCGATCAGCCGCTCGTAGCCGTCGGGAATGCCGCCCGGCTGGTTCTCCGGCGAAACGACGCCGCGAAAGGCGAACATGTGGCCGATATGGATCGACATCGCTCGCTTCAACGTATCCGGCACATCGGTGCCCGCCTCGCCGAAACCGGCCGAAAAGTCGATCTCGATGCCGTTGACCGACCTGCCCGGCGCCGGTGGGTGCCGCAGCCAAAGCCGCGCCGGACGGCCCTTGCCGTCGAGCAGATGATCTTCCAGTGGAACTTCAAGCGCAGTGCCGTCAGCGTCGTAAACCGTAACGTTCTGAATCTCTTGCACCGGCGATCTCGAAATCCGGATCACCCCGTCCGCTGGCCAGCGGTCGAGATAGAGCCGCCAGGCTTGAGAGATCAGGCAAAGTCCGGTCTCCCGCTCCAAGTGTTCGCGGGCGGTGCTGATCAGCGAGGCCAGCAGCGCATCCTCGTCGCTTCCATCGAGACGCAGATGCGCCTTCACCTCGGCAAGCGTCAGCGGCTCCGCGGAAGGCGGAGTGGTTTGGGCGTAGGTCATGGGGATCCTTCGAGAGCTTGGCCGACGCCGGCTCCGCATACTCCGTCATCCTCGGGCTCGACCCGAGGATCCAGGCCGAGCCCGATGGGTATCAATGCGGAGAGGCGCCACGCTGGAAAGGCTGGATCCTCGGGTCGAGCCCGAGGATGACGGAGGCCGAATTATGCCGCCGCAAACTTCACCACCTTGATCGCCTCGAAATTCTGCACCCCGCCGCCGACGCGCTTGGTGGTGTAGAAGAGCACATAGGGTTTCGCCGAATAGGGATCGCGCAGGATACGCACGCCCGCCCGGTCGACGACGAGATAACCGGAGCGGAAATCGCCGAACGCGATCGAGAGCGAATTCTCCGCCACGTCGGGCATCTCTTCGGCCTCGGCGATCGGAAAGCCCATCAGCGAGGCCGGCTGGCCTGCCGATACCGGCGGGTGCCAGAGATAGTTGCCGTCGCCGTCCTTGAACTTGCGGATGTCGCCCTGGGCCTTGCGGTTCATCATGAACGTGCCGTTCTGGCGATGGCCGGCCTTCAGCGCATAGATGAGCTCGATCAGCGTGTCCGAAGGACCCGTGGATTTCCAGCCGCCCGCAACGCCGGTGGCGATATGGCCGATATTGCCCCAGCTCCAGGAGCCTTCCGCCACCGTCGGATAGGACAGAAATCCTTTCGGCTTGTTGATGCCGTCGCCGCGGATGAAGGCATCGCCCTCCTGCTCGGCAAACACGATGTCCACCTCGCCGGCGATCCAGGCCTCGATATCGACCGCCGAGTCGTCCAGCAGCGACTGCGTCGCGGCCGGCATGGCGTAGAGCTCCATGGTCGGGAAGGAGAGCTCGGTGAGCTGCGGCGTATTGGTCTGCGGCCGCGCCGTGGTCTCCGCCACCCAGCCGGTGGAAAGCCCGGCCGCCGCAAACGGCTTCTTCAGCACGGCGGAAGATACGGTCCGCACGGTCGAGAGCGCCCGCATCGGCGAGACCGCCGAAATCCGCCGGCCGATTTCCGTGTCGGTTTCCGGCGGCACGAGATAACCGCCGTCGGCACCGGTTCCGCCCGAAAACGCCTTGGCCTCCAGCTCGCGCAGGCCGCTCTCCTCGCCACGACGCACATAAGCGTCGAAGGCCGCCTTGTGCTCCACGGCCTCGGCCGAAAGCTCCGAACCGCCGCGGCCGAGTTGCGGCCTCGCCTTCTTCAGCACCAGCTGGTCGAGCACCTTCTTCTGGTCGTCGACCGCACGGTTGATCCGGTCCATCTTGTCGCGGGTCACGACGTCGGCGGTCAGCTTCTGCTCGATCTCGCCGAGGCGCCGGTCGTTGACCTCCTTGAAGGCCTCGAACGCCTCCATGAATTCGTCGAAGGCCGCCGTCACCGTTTCCGGCACGGCTTTTACTTCGGGCGCCACGCTTGCCATCGTTCTCGCCTGCTCGGTCATATCGCTTTTCCTTTGAAGGTTGATTTCATCATCATCTTCGCCGCCCGCCGCATCTGGCGGACGAGCTCGGTTTCCCTGTCGCGGAAGAACCGCGCATGCTTGACGTTGGAGACCCGCGCCGATGGCAGCATCGGAAAGGTCACCACCGAGATTTCCCACAGATCCGCCTCGAGGATTTTTCGCACGCCCGTCTTGGCGTCCGTCCTCGCCTTGACGGTGCGGAACCCGATCGACAGCCCGTCGAGCGCGCCCGATTTCATCAGCGCCAGAACCTCGCGGGAGCGGGCGACGCCCGGCGACAACATGCCCTCGACATAAAGCCCGCGGGCATCCTCGCGGATCGTCCGCCAGGCGCCGATCGGTTCGGAAGGGTCGTGCTGGTAAAGCATCCGCACCCCCGGCGCCCCGCGCTCGACGAGGCAATTGCGAAAGGCGCCGCGCTCGATCCTATCCTTGCCGAGATCGACCTCGCCGAAGACGCTGGCATAACCGGAAAACACCCCGTCGCCGGTAAGCCCAGCGAGTTCCAGATTGGCAAATTTGCGCGCGTTCGGGCGCGGCCCGCGATAAGCGTGCATCGGTATTCTCCTAACGATTGAATTGGTGCTGGCCCGGACGACGACCGAAGTTATGCCCCGCCGCCCCGTCCCCCATATCTGACGGCAATCCTCGCCAGCGCGCCCAGCACCCACCAGGCACAAAGACTGGCCGCCGCCGACCCCGTCAGCATCACCTCAGCCCCGGAAAGCTCCCCGCCGATCCCCAGCCGCTCGACCAGCCAGAGCCCAGTCGGCCCACCGAAGATCATCCCGCAGCTCAAGCCCGTCAGAAACCGGCTCGCCGCCTCGCGACGGCTCTTCGGCAGCAGATAGATCAGCGACACGCCGGCTCCCGCCGTGGCGCCCACGGCCTTGGCGGCCCAGATGCCGGCCAGGGCGCCCGGATCGTTTCCGAGGTCAGCCAT